CGGGTATTCCTCATTCATTCGGTTTTGGCGGTGTTCACGGGGCAACAGCCACACCAATTCACAAGACCGGGCAACTGCTGCACGTTGATGTAAATAATTACTATCCATCAATGTTGATTGCTTGGGGACTGGTTACAAGGGCAGCAACCAATGACAATTACCCGTTGGTGTATAACACACGAAAAGCCATGAAGGAAAAACAGATTGCTGCAAAAAATGCCGGAAATAAGAAAGAAGTAAAACGGTGGAAGAAAGCACAGTTGCCATATAAGAAGATGCTGAACGCCTTGTCAGGTGCAATGAAGGATGAAACCAATGCAGCGTATGACCCAAGAAATAATAACTGTATGTGTATCAACGGTCAGTTGATGTTGCTTGACCTGATTGAACACTTGGAAGTTGTACCGGGATTTGAACTGATTCAGTCCAACACGGACGGTCTTATTATTTGGATTCCTGACACAGATGAAGCGTTTGAAATGGTTGATGATATTTGTTGGGAGTGGGAACAGCGTTGTTCAACAGATCAGTGTTCAATTCTTCTTGAACTGGATAACATCAGTGAAATCTATCAGAAGGATGTGAACAATTACCTTTGGGTTGGTATTGACGGCGGTGTTGAAAGAATCGGTGCTTATGTGAAGGAACTATCAGCGGTTGACAATGATCTGCCAATACTGAATAAAGCACTGGTTGACTACATGGTCAAGAAAACCCCGGTTGAACAGACCATCAATCAATGTGATGACCTGATTATGTTTCAGAAGATTGTCAAGTTATCAGACAAGTATGATTGGGTGGAACATGAGCATTGCACCCCGCTTGTCAGTCATATAGGCAAAAGAACAATCAAGACGGTGTATGAATACCCTGACAAGGACAAATACACATATAAATCATACCGGGTGTTTGCATCTAACGATCAGAAGGACGGCAGATTGCTGAAACGTAAACAGGTGAAAACCAAAGGTGAGAAATTCGGTAATACACCTGACCACTGTTTCATTTTCAATGATTCAGTTGTTGGGGTAAAAACACCGCCTGAACTTGATAGGCAGTGGTACATAGATTTAGCAAAGAAACGCTTGAAACAATTTGGTGTTGTAGCGTAACACCGGGAAGGAAGGTTTTTCATGGATTTAGAAATCAGATATGAAAATGGTTCAATGACAGTTCATCTTGAAGAATTTCTTTCAGAACGCAGAATTGCCAAGGTCAGGAAACTGCTGAAAGTTATCAGAAGCAGTTTCACACCTGAATGTGAACAGCAGATGAAAGAATTTATTCAGGAACAGACTGAACAGTTTGAACAAGTTCAGAAGGAACACAGTATTTACATTGAAGGGTACACGCAAAAGGTCAAGTATGCAGAACAGCAGATCAGGCAGACAAAGCACCGTATTTCACAGATTCAGACGGGTGTTAAAAACTCGCAGCTTCTCCGGGATTCACACAGGAAGAACACAAAAGTTTGGAAGGATCGCAATGCTGATGTAAAAAAGTACAGGGAACGCCTAAAAGAACCAAGGACAACTTTGAAGGAACAGAATGAAGAACTTAGGAACTTGAAAACACGGTTATGGAAAAGGCAAAAGGCTTTTGACTGCAATGTCAGAAACAAGGAATTTTATAAAAAAGTGATGCAAGAAATCACTTAAAGGATGGTGATAAAAAATGCCACTATACAAAGGTTATGTTGAAACCAAAGGCAAGGCAAGCATTGAAAAATTGAAAAACAGAACCACATGGAAAACCTATGATGAAGTGAAGAACCTGAACGGGTTCGGCGGGGTTTTGGCTAATGACACTATCCTTATCGACATTGATGATTCTGACCAATCTGAAATTCTGATGAACATTGTGGAAGAACTGCAACTTGACTGTAAAGTCCTTTGTACCAGTAGGGGAAAACATTTTCTTTTCAAGAATCATACCATTGCAAGGAACAGGACACACGTTCAGTTGGCGGTTGGTCTTACTGCTGATATAAAAGTCGGCAGTAAGTTATCCTATGAGGTTATCAAGATTGACGGTGAAGAAAGATTTTGTGAATGGGACATTGAAGAAGGTGGAAAGTATCAGGAAGTTCCCAAGTGGTTGTTCCCGGTCAAGGCAACCGCAGACTTTGTTGATATGGATGCCGGGGACGGAAGGAATCAGGCACTTTTCAATTACATCCTGACCCTTACTGCAAATGATTTCACTGTTGAAGAAACCCGTGAGTGCATCCGCATCCTGAATAAGTTTGTTCTGAAACAACCGCTGTCAGATGATGAACTGGAAGTGATCTTGCGTGATGATGCTTTTCAGAAACCTGTTTTTTTCCTTGGCAGCACATTCCTGTTTGACAAGTTTGCAGTATTTATGAAGAACACGGCACACGTTATCAAAATCAACGGGCAGTTGCACATATACAAAGACGGTGTGTATTCCAATGGGTACAAGGAAATTGAATCAAACATGATTCAGCACATTCCCAACCTGAAAAAGATGCAACGCCGGGAAGTCCTTGATTACATGGAACTGATTGTTGATGAAAAGGAACAGTCAGATGCAAATTTGATTGCTTTCAACAATGGTGTATATGACCTTGTGACCGGGGAACTGAAACCATTCAGCACTGACATTGTTATTACCAATAAGATTCCTTGGGACTACAAGCCGGATGCTTATTCTGAACTGGCAGACAGTACACTGAACAAGTTAGCGTGTGGTGATGCAGTGATCAGGGCATTGTTGGAAGAATGTATTGGTTACTGCTTTTACAGAAGAAATGAGTTAGGCAAGGCGTTCATCCTGACAGGTGACAAGTCCAACGGTAAAAGTACATTTTTGGATTGTGTCAAAGCAATCCTTGGTGATCGGAACATTTCAGCACTTGACCTGAAAGAACTGGGGGACAGGTTCAATACTTCAATGATGTTCGGTAAACTGGCAAACATTGGTGATGATATTGGTGATGATTTCCTTCAAGGTTCACAGGTCAGTGTGTTCAAAAAAATAGTAACAGGTAACCGCATCAAGGCAGAGCGTAAAGGACAAGACCCGTTTGAGTTCAACCCGTTCATCAAGTTACTGTTTAGTGCCAATGATATTCCCCGTATGAAGGACAAGACCGGGGCGGTACTTAGGCGTTTGGTTATCATTCCATTCAATGCCACATTTAGCAAGGATGACCCTGATTATAGACCATTCATCAAATATGAATTGACACAACAGGACAGCATTGAATATCTTATCAGGCTTGGGGTGGAAGGACTAAAAAGGGTAGTCATCAATAATGGATTCAGTAAATCAGATAAGGTTCAGAATCAGTTGGATGAATATGAACAGGAAAACAACCCTATCCTTGCATTTATCAATGACACCGGGGTTGACATGATCGAAAATGAACCAACCAATGAGGTATACAAGCGGTATCAGGTATTTTGTGCAGACAACAGTATGCAGCCAATGTCAAACATTGTATTCAGTAAGCAGATCAACAAACGCCTTGACTTGGAAATTTCAGTTGTAAAACTGAACGGTCAGACAAGGCGTATTTTCAGAAGCAGAAAGGAAGGTATCAATTAGTGAAAGGTGGAAGAAATCAGGAAGGATATGCAGACCCAACGGCAACTATCGCCGTTGGTAGAGTAGCAAAGGAAGAACGTGAACAGATTGAATGTGAAGCAGCAGACAAACGTGCCTATGATCTGATTAAGGTTTTGAAGTACATCATCAAAGGTGCGGGGTTTGAACTGACTGAACGTGTTCAGGTGAAAGATACCAAGACAGGAAGGGTTTACAGATGAATGAAAGTATTATAACAAAATTAGTCAAATTATTTGACGGTGATGATTCAGTGAAAGAAATTTCCCTTTGTAATGATGTGTTACCTATGATTTCAGCACATTACAAAGGTACACCAATCAATCAGCATGATTTTGGTATTATGAACAGATGTGTTGAAGATGCACTTTCAATAATATCTACAAGGTATGTCAGATTTTATGCAGTACCAAAGTTTGAAATAAATTACGGTGGAATAGTAACCTTGAAGGATGTTGTCTATAAGAAAGTGAGGTAAAACGCATGACGGAAAATGTATGTGTTACCTGTCAGTATTATGAAAGCTGCAACCGTCCTGAACGCTTTATGAAGTGTATGGGGTACAAAGAAAAACAGGAAAGGGGTGAAGAAAATGCACAGCAGACTGGAAGATGATGCACAGTATGAATGGTGCAGACAATGGGAAGAAGAACACAGACGGAAGATCACCCGGAAGAAGCAGAAGAAAATCAGACGGGTTCAGCACTGGTGTAACTGTAAGTTGTATGTCAAGTATGCTTGGTATGAGTTCCGGGCAATGGTGAAAGGATAAGGTGAATGATTATGGAAAATAAGATTTTGGAGTTATTGGAACAGAAGGGTAGCGTATCAATGAATGATGATATTTTCCCGTTGGTGGAAAAAGAATTTGAAGGTCAGGTGATTGGTGCAGAACTTTATGAACTTGCACACCAATACATATCACAGTTGTTGTATGGGGTGCATACTGCCGGGGTTGCCGTGATTGCTGTTCCTAAGTTTGCAGCGGGTCAGCAGTTCGGTCAGATAGTTGTTGCTGATGTGATTTATACAAAGGTGAATGATACACCGTACAATTTTATGTAGTAGTTACGCAATAGTTACGGTTGGTTACGGTTCACGGTTACGGTTGAAACCCTTGTAAATACTGGCGGTTACGGTTGGTTACGGTTAAAAGCAATTTTCTTATTATTTTTATTTATTGTATATTCTATACATCATAAAAAGTAAAAATATAGAGTATAAGGCGTGAACCGTAACCGTAACTAACCGTAACCAGTAGGGAAATCAAGGCTTTCAGGGTGTTTTTAGTGTGATTTTATCCGTAACCGCAAGCGTAACCATAACCGGGAAAGGACAGGTGAAAGAATGAAAACATTATCCGCAAGGGAATATTTAGGACAGTTACAGGAACTTGATACTAATATCAATCAGGACTTAGAACGCCTTGATGATATGAAAACCAATGCTTGCAGTACCGGGGCAATAGATTATTCTGCTGAAAGAGTGCAGACAAGTCCGTCAGGTGACGGGTTATGCAAGGCAGTCACAAATTATGTTGCTTTCAATGATGAAATCAATGCAGAAATTGACCGCTTTTCAGATGCCAAGGAACAGATCATCAAGCAGATTAGAGGTCTACACAATGCAAGGTATTCACAGGTATTATTCAAAGTATATGTTCAGTTCAAAAGTTTGAAAATTGCATCAGGTGAAATGGGTATGTCATATCAGTATGTCAGGAATCTTCACAAAAAGGCACTTACAAGGTTTGAAGAAACCTATGATGATCTGCATTACCTAACTTAATGTATGCTTATTGTCACTTGAAACAACAAAAAGAGCGTTTTAAGATAGATTTTGTTGTTTCAGGTATATTGCGTATTCTTGAATCTGATGATAGGATGTATCTTGACAAGATGGGAATTGTGAAGAAGCGGTTGTTTTTTCACAATTCTTTTTTGTTTATGCCGATATTTGCACCCTGAAATGTAATGTTTCAGGGATTTTTTATTGCAAAAATACATGAAAGGGGTGTTGTTTGATGGCAAAAACGGCAAAATTAACTGAAAAACAGCAGCGTTTTGTTGAAGAATACCTGATTGACCTGAACGCAACACAAGCAGCCATTCGTGCGGGTTATTCGGCAAAAACAGCAGATCAGCAAGGTTCAAGGATGTTGGCAAATGTCAAGGTTCAACAGGCAATTAGTGTTGCAATGGCAGAACGCAGCAAAAGAACAGGAATCAATCAGGACAGGGTTGTTTTAGAACTTGCCCGCATTGCTTTTGTGAAGATGACAGACCTTGTTGATAGTCACGGAAGAATCAAAGACAATGCAACTGATGATGACCTTGCCTGTATTGAATCCGTGAAATATAAACAGTCTGAATCAGAAACCGGGTCAAGCGTTGAAAGGGAAGTGAAGATTTCACCAAAACTGAAAGCACTTGAATTGCTTGGTAAGCATTTGGGTATGTGGAATGACAAGATTGATGTGAATATCACACAGCCTATTGTTATCACTGGTGAAGATGCCCTTGAAGATTAGGCGGTGATCGTCTATGGTCAAGAACAGAATATCTTCACAATATGTTTTTGGGTATCAGAAGTTTATCCTGTACCCGGAAGATTACAAGGCTACAAAGTCCGGCAAGAAGAAAGTGCTGCTGCCTGAACTGGTTGGTAAGGGTTACGGTACTTTTTGGCGTTGGAAAGGTAGATATAGGGTATGCAAGGGTAGCCGTGCATCCAAGAAATCAAAAACAACTGCCCTTTGGTACATCACCAATATGATGAAGTACCCACAAGCAAATACCCTTGTGGTCAGAAAGACTTTCAGAACACTGAAAGATTCCTGTTTCACAGAATTGAAGTGGGCGATTCACCGCCTTGGCGTTGATGCCTTTTGGGAAATCAAAGAATCACCACTTGAAATGACTTACAAACCGACAGGTCAAAAGATTTATTTCAGGGGACTGGATGACCCCCTGAAAGTAACATCAATAACCGTTGATATTGGCTGTTTGTGTTGGATGTGGATTGAAGAAGCGTATGAGATCAGTTCAGAAGATGATTTCAATATGCTTGATGAATCAATCCGTGGTGCTGTTCCTGACGGTTCAGGACTATTCAAGCAAATAACCCTTACACTGAATCCGTGGAATGAACACCACTGGATAAAGAAGCGGTTTTTTGATAACACAGATGATGAAACCCTTGCAATGACCACCAATTACAAGTGCAATGAATGGTTGGATAAGGCAGACTTAAAAGTCTTTGAAACCATGAAGAAGCAAAACCCAAGGCGTTACAAAGTGGCGGGTCTTGGTGATTGGGGTATTGTAGACGGTCTTGTCTATGAAAATTGGGAAGAAAAGGCGTTCAGTGTTGATGAAGTCAAGAAGATTGCCGGGGTCAAGTCTGTATTCGGTCTTGACTTTGGTTATACAAATGACCCGTCAGCAATGTTTTGTGGTCTGATAGATCAGTCAAGCAAGACCATTTGGGTCTTTGATGAAATGTATCAGCCGGGCATGAGTAATGAAGCCATTGCCGAACAGGTTCAGCGGATGGGATATGTGAAAGAGAAGATCACAGCCGATTCAGCAGAACCAAAGAGCATTGACCGCTTGCGTGAACTGGGTCTGAAAGGAATCAGGAAAGCAAGGAAGGGCAAGGACAGCATCAACAACGGCATTGACTTCATTCAGGACTATCACATTATCATTCACCCAAGATGCGTGAATTTCATCACAGAGATCAGCAACTATCAATGGGACAAGGATGCCAAGACAGGCAAGAAACTGAACCGTCCTATTGATGATTTCAACCACCTGATGGATGCAATGCGTTATGCGATTGAACAGATGGCAAAAGGTGATGCCTTTAGTTTTGATTAAGCAATTACCGGGTAGAATACACGGTGTCAGCAGCCGTTTCTTTTTGGACGGTAGGAAAAGGCTGTCAAATGCTTACTCCGGGGCGGTTGCAATCGGTGACCGCCTATGACACCTGTATAACTACTTTTTAAGATATTAGAAACAAATTAGTAACACATACCCTTGGAAACATAGTGTTTTCAGGGGTTTTGATTTTATTATGCAATGAAAGGGGTGAATTGAACCGTGTTCAGTTCCTTAATAAACACACTGACATTGAAGGTTTCCAACTTTATACTGGACGGTGCAAGGTCAAGGATGACTGACAAGGAATTTCTTGAAAAAGAAATTATGAAATGGAAAACGTCACCCCACCGCATCATGCAAATTAAGGGTTCACTGTATTATGACAATGAACACGATATTTTGAAGCGGAAACGTACAATGATAGGTGAGGATGGCAAGTTACAGGTTGTTGAGAACTTGCCGAACAACAGGGTCATTGATAACCAGTATGCAAAAATGGTCAATCAGAAAGCAAATTATCTGTTCGGTCAGCCTTTTGCAGTAAGTGGTGATAATGACCAGTATGTTGAACTGCTGAAAAAAGTGTTTAATAAGCGGTTTATGAAAACCATAAAAAACAGTGGTAAGGCAGCATACAACGGAGGAATCTGTTGGTTATATCCGTATTATGACAATGAAGGTCATTTCACTTTCAGGCTATTCCCCGGCTATGAGATTTTGCCGTTTTGGAAAGACAACGATCATACAATGCTTGACTTTGCAGTCAGGCTTTACTTGGTGATTGGATATGAGGGAACAACCCCAACCATCATTGAAAAGGTTGAAGTGTATGATGTTGATGGTGTTCACAGGTTCATTCTTGACCACGGCACACTTATCCCTGATCTGACAAACAACGGTGAAGCCGATTGTTACCATGTTACCATGACGGATGCAACCGGGAAGGTGACAGGGTTCAACTGGCAGCGTGTTCCCCTGATTCCATTGAAAGCCAATGAACAGGAAACACCATTGCTGAAAAGGGTCAAGTCTTTACAGGACGGTATCAATGTGATGCTGTCTGATTTTGAAAACAATATGCAAGAAGATGCCCGGAACACCATTTTGGTATTGAAGAACTATGACGGTACTAATTTGGGTGAGTTCAGAAAGAATCTTGCAACATATGGTGCAGTAAAAGTCAGATATGATGGTGATACCAAGGGCGGTGTTGAAACCCTTGAAATCACAGTCAATGCGGATAACTACAAGGCTATTGTGGAAATCTTCAAGAAAGCCTTAATTGAGAACGCAATGGGTTATGATGCCAAGGATGACAGACTTTCCGGCAACCCTAATCAGATGAACATTCAGTCAATGTATTCTGATATTGACATTGATGCAAATGATACAGAAACAGAATATCAGGCAGCCTTTGAAGAAATCCTTTGGTTTGTGAATTGCCATTTTGCCAATACAGGACAAGGGAACTTTGAAGGTGAAGAAGTAGACATCATATTCAACCGTGACATTCTTATCAATGAATCAGAAGCCATTGATAACTGTCAGAAATCTGTTGGTATTCTTTCTGATGAAACAATCATCAGTCAGCACCCTTGGGTGGATGACCCACAGGCAGAACTTGAACGCCTGAAAAAGCAGAAGGAAGAAGCACAGAAAGAAATGCTTGCACAATATGACCCGTTTGGTACACAGAATGATGACCCTGACAACAAAGGTGACCCAAACAAGGGAAGTCAGGGCGGTGAAGTAGATGAATAACGGTGAATACTGGCAGAAGCGTTTTGAACTGCTTGAACAGGCAGCACACCAACAGGGGGTTCAGTGTTATGCAGATATTGAAAAACAGTATCGACAGGCACAGAAGCAACTTGAAGGTCAGATTGCTGCATGGTATCAGCGTTTTGCATCTAACAACGGTGTAACCCTTGCAGAAGCAAAGCGGATGTTGAACGCAAAGGAACTTGCTGAACTGAAATGGGATGTGAACCAATACATTCAGTACGGTCAGGAAAATGCGATCAACGGCACTTGGGTCAAGCAGCTTGAAAATGCATCTGCAAGATTCCATATCAGCAGACTTGAAGCCTTGAAGTTGCAGACCCAACAGAGCATTGAAGTCATGTTTGGAAACCAACTTGACAGCATTGACAGCACAATGCGGAATGTTTACAAGTCCGGCTATTATCACACAGCCTATGAGATTCAGAAGGGTGTGGGTGTTGGTTGGGACTTTTCCGCACTGGATGACAAGCAGATCAGCAAGGTCATCAACAAGCCTTGGGCAGTTGACGGCAAGAATTTCAGTGAAAGGATATGGGGCAACCGTCAGAAGTTGGTCAATGAATTGAACAACACCCTGACACAGAACATCATCTTGGGAAAAGACCCGCAGAAAGCCATTGATGAAATTGCCCGGAAGATGAACACTTCCAAGACCAACGCCGGGCGGTTGGTAATGACAGAAGAAGCCTTTTTCAGTTCCGCAGCACAGAAGGATTGTTTTGATGAACTTGATGTTGAACAGTTTGAGATTGTGGCAACACTGGATTCCCATACTTCGGATATATGCCGGGGTATGGATGGCAAGCATTTCCCTATGTCTGAATGGAAGGTTGGTGTGACTGCACCGCCGTTTCATGTTCATTGCCGTTCAACCACAGTACCATATTTTGATGATGAATTTGATGCTGTTGGTGAACGTGCTGCACGGGATGAAGAAACAGGCAAGACCTACTTTGTACCGGGCAATATGACCTATAAGGAATGGGAAAAGTCATTTGTCAACGGTGGTGATAAGTCAGGTTTGCAAGAAACATCACCTGATGATACAATTAAAGCAAAGGAAGAAATCAAACAGGTTGCGGAAGAATTAAAGATTGACAATTTCCCGGATGCTTTCAAGGCAAAAGGTGAATTGAAAAATACACAAGCACTTGTGGACTATATAAACGGGTTGGAAGGTGCAGATGCAAATGTGGTTGCCCTGTATAATAGCATGGCAAAATTGGAAACCATAGAAAACAATGGTATTCCGTTCAAAATATCACACGGTAAAAATCATGCTGTTTCAACTTCAACATATACATTGACCGGGAATTTGGCTGATGTAAAATTGACTATTCCAAAATTACAAGGTGAAAATCTTGCCGGACAGGTAAACACCACATTGCATGAAGAAATGCACCTGATGGATTTGTACGGTAGAAAAGACCCGTCAAAAAGTGGTAATTGGTTCAGCACAAGCAGAACAGCACTGATGGATGTATTCAAAAGTACATCAGATTCAATCAGTGATGAAGTTGCAGACCTATTTGCTGAACATAAAAAAGAGTACAGAAGGGTTCGGGATGAAGTAAATGCAAAATATCAGAATTTGATTTCTGAACTGAATAATTCAGTGATGGATAAAACCTTCCAAGGTTCACTTGCTGATTATAAGAAACAGTACAATAAACTGGTATCAGCCATGAATGATGAACGTGATTATATGGCAAGAAACATCATGGGTGGTGGAATAGGAAATCTTGAAGATATTTATGATGCACTGTCAGGTGGTGTATTCAGAGATAAAGGAACAGTCATGTATGGTCATGGGTCATCTTATTACAGAAGCCAAGAAAGCCGGGTGCATGAAACAATAGCAAATTACGCAGCATTGAGTATAACAAGACCTGATTTGATTGAACTGCTGAAAGCAGATAAGCCGGATTTGGTTGCAGAATTGGATGCGACTATTGTTGAACTTTTGAAGAAAGTGGGTGATGGATGATGAAAAATGAATTGATTGAAAAAAGCATAAAAGTCAGACAGTTGTTTTCAGAAGTCGATTTCCCACCTACAATGATACAATTTTTTGATTTAGACAGTGATGAACTACTGGATGAAAAGATTAGAGTGTTGACGGCGTTAAAAGATGGAAAGCAGATTGCAGATATTCCAAACTTTTATGATATTTTGGAATTATACCCCAAAAACGGGGAACATTGGGACTAAAAAGCACGGTCAAATAGCCGTGCTTTTTTCATACCTTAACAAGTTATCAATAGACCTGTAATAATTGTTATATGGCGGTTATATGAGGTCAGAAAGGGGGATAAAAGGCACATGAAAACGTACACAATGAGAAAGGCATGGTGATCCTGATTATCTCCCGGCTACTGGGTCAAGTAGCACATAGAAAAGGCATCCGGCAACGGGTGTCTTTTTTCTTGCGGGTTGTCAAGCGTAAACCGAACAAAACCAATCAATCATGTGGGAGTAACCCCGTATAAAAACGTATTTGAAAGGATGGTATAGAAATGACAAGAAAACAGTTAGAGGATTTAGGACTTACCAAGGAACAGGCTGATTCAGTAATGAAAATCAATGGTGATGACATTGAGAACGCAAAGGGTACTGCTTCAACAGAAATCAAGAACTTGCAGACAGAGGTTGAAGGACTGAAAACACAGGTCGGTGACCGTGACAAGCAGTTAGAAACCCTGAAAGCATCTGCCGGAGACAACGCTGATCTGAAAAAGAAGATTGAGGACTTACAGACTGAAAATGCCACTGCCAAGGCAACCCATGAATCTGAACTGAACCAGTTGAAAATTGATTTTGCTGTTGAAAAAGCACTGACAGGTGCAAAGGCAAAAAACATCACCGCAGTCAAGGCACTTTTAGACCTGAAGGATGCCAAGTTTGACAAGGAAGGAAATGTCAAGGGATTGGCTGAACAGATCGAAAAACTGACCAGTGATGAAGGTACTAAGTTCCTGTTTGAAGCACAGAAACAGCAGCAGAATTTCAAAGGTTTTCAGCCGGGGGCATCCGCACAACAGAAACCGGGTGCAGAAGTTGACACTTCAAAAATGAACTATGATGAATTATGTGCCTATTTAGCAGAAAATCCTGATGCTAACTTAGGTGAGTAAAAGAAAGGACAGGTGAAAATTTATGCCAAACGATAAGTTTGATTCTAAGAGTTTTAACCCACAGGCTTTCAAGTATATGGTTGGTAGAGTGCCGAACCTTCATATGCATGAGATCAAGAAGTCAAAAGCACTGGCGGGTAACCCTGACATTAAGGCAACCCTTGGTGGTAGTCAGGGTGGTACAGGTTACGCAAGAATTGCAATGCGTGGTCTGTTAGATGGTGATGCAGTCAATTATGACGGTCAGACTGATATTACTGCAACCAGTACCAAGACCTTTGAACAGGGTGTTGTTGCTGTTGGTCGTGCTAAAGCATGGCTTGAAAAGGATTTTTCCTATGACATTACAGGCGGTGTTGATTTCATGCAGAATATCGCAGATCAGGTTGGTGAGTATTGGGACGGTGTAGATCAGGACACTATTGTTGCAATTCTTGAAGGTGTGTTTTCTATGACTGGAACAAAGAACAAAGAATTTGTTGATGCTCACACCTATGATGTAACAGAGAAGATTGAGGGTAAAATGTCTGCAACTACTCTGAACAGTGCAACCAATAAGGCGTGTGGTGCTAACAAGAAGAAGTTCACACTGGTGTTCATGCACAGTGATGTTGCAACTAACCTTGAAAACCTGAACCTTGTAGCACACCTGAAATACACTGATTCACAGGGTATGCAGCGTGAACTTGACCTTTACACTTGGAACGGTAAGTTGGTAGTCATTGATGACGATATGCCGACTACTGAACAGGAAGGTTTTTATATCAAGGCAAAGTCAACTGATGAAGGTGCTTTACAGGTTGTATCTGATTCTGAAAGTACAATCACAGAAGGTAAGCAGATCAAAGCTGCTGATGTTACCCCGGTAGCAGACAGTTATGAATCACCAAAGGTTGGTGATTATGTAGTATTTATTGATGCGTTTACAGAGTATACAACTTATGTACTCGGTAACGGTTCAATCGGTTATGAAGATTTAGGGGTAAAAGTACCTTATGAAATGAATCGTAACCCTGAAAAGAATGGTGGTCAGGACACACTTTATACAAGACAGAGAAAGGTCTTTGCACCTTTTGGTATTTCTTATGAGAAGAAGTCACAGGCTACGTCATCCCCTACCAATGAGGAATTAAAGAAGGGTGAGAACTGGACACTGGTACATTCCGGGGAAACTACGGAAAGCAAGCGTTCATATATCAATCATAAGGCAGTACCTATTGCCCGTATCATTTCCCGTGGATAATTTCTGATCTGAAAGGGTGGTTGCAATGTTTGATACTGATACAGTAAAAGAACGGTTGAAATCATTCGGTTATGAGGTCAAGGCAGATGATGAATTTGCCTTGACCTTTTGCGTTGAGAAAGTACGCAGCACAATCAAGAATGAAATCAACTGGAATGATGTGCCGGAAGGACTGGAACATATTGCCGTTAATATGGCGGTGGGTGAATTTCTTCTTTCCAAGAAAACCTTTGCACCTAATGACCTCACCGGGTTTGATTTAGAATATGCTGTTAAGCAGATTCAGACGGGGGACACCAACACGGTTTTTGCGACTGGTGAAGGTTCAATGACCCCTGAACAAAGACTGACTTCTTTCATCAATTACCTTTTATCCTATGGAAAGGCTGAATTTAATTCATTTAGGCGTATCAGATGGTAAAACAGATTCAGGCAGCACAAAAGGCTGCAAGGAAAGCCATTGAAGCAACCTATTTTGGTACTTTGACGGTGACAGAACTGCAAAAGGTAAAAAATGAGAAGTCAAAACTTATGGAAGAATCAGAGGTTGTGGTCTTACAAGACCAACCGTGCAGATTATCTTTTGAAAAACTGCAAACAGCAATTCAGTCAGAATCAGCAGCAACGATCACACAAAGCACAAAGTTGTTTGTTTCCCCGGATGTAACCATCAAAGCGGGGTCAAAACTGACAGTAACACAGGACAATGTGATCACGGACTACACCCGCAGCGGTGTCCCTTCCACATATCCAACGCATCAGGAAATTACACTTGAACTGTTCAAGGAATATGCATAAATGGGTAGAATGGGAAGATTTGACTGCAAAGGTCTGAAAGATTTTCAGCAGCAGTTGGGAAAGTTGCAAAATCCTGATGACTTTGTGGAATCGTGTGCAAAAGAACTTGCTGCACGGTTGCTTCGCATGGTGGTCAAAAGAACACCTGTCGGACAGTACCCGGCAAGTTCAGGAAAAAAGGGCGGTACATTAAGGCGTGGTTGGACTGGTGAAAAACGTGCATCAGCACAAGGGTATGCAGACAGCCTGACGGTGAACCATTTTGGTGACACCTATGTCATTGAAATTGTGAACCCGGTTGAATACGCATCCTATGTTGAGTACGGACACAGGACAGCCAATCATTCAGGATGGGTCAAGGGTCAGTTTATGATGACCATATCTGAACAGGAATTACAGAAAATTGCCCCAAAGGTGCTTGAAAACAAAATCAAGAAATATTTAGGGGGACTTGGTAAATGATAAATTCAATAGTTGAAGCAATCAGTTGTTCCCTGAACAAAGAATTTGGGGATGATTATGAAATCCACAATGAAGAAATTAAGCAAGGTTTGAAAGAGCCTTGTTTTTTTATTGCTTGCTTGAACCCAAACAACAACCTTTTCCTTGGCAAACGGTATGAACGTACCAATCAGTTCTGCATCCAGTATTTCCCACAGTCTGCAAAGAAGCAGCGGGAATGTGCTGATGTGGCTGAAAGAATGTATGACTGTTTGGAGTATATCACAACAGACGGTGATACCAAGCCAATCAGGGGTTCAAAAATGAATCATCAGGTGGTTGACGGTGTTCTGAATTTTTTTGTCAATTATGACTTTTTCACGGTCAAGACGGAAGATCAGACACCAATGGAAACTATGACGGCAAGCACGGATGTGAAGGAAGGTGGTTGATTATGGCAGCAAAAAAGACAACAACGGGAACTGCTGCAAGGTCTGAACAGACTGAACCAATGTTCAGCAAGGAACAGATTCTTGCATCTGCCCGTTTTGCAAACAGAAGGGACTTGGTGGATGCCCTTCTTGATGAAGATAAAAGTTACACCATGAAAACCGTTGACAATTTAGTTGAAAAATACATGAAAGGACAGGTGAAATAGTATGGCTTTAGGTGGTGGTACATTTACCTCACAGAACAAAGAACTTCCCGGTGCTTATATCAACTTTGTATCGGCTGCATCCGCATCTGCTGCACTGTCTGATAGAGGTATTGCAACAATGCCCCTTGAACTTGACTGGGGTGTTGAAGGGGAAGTTTTTGAAGTAACCAATGAAGATTTTCAGAAGAACAGCCTGAAACTTTTTGGTTATGCCTTTGACAGTCCTAAGATGCTTGGTCTTAATGATCTGTTCATGGGTGCAAAGACCTTATACGCATATCGTCTGAATGGTGGTGGAGATAAGGCAGCGAACACATACGCAACTGCAAAGTATTGTGGTGTGCGTGGTAACGATTTGAAGATCGTGATTCAGAAAAATGCAGATGATGCAAGCAAGTATGATGTTACAACCTACTTCGGTACAGTCAAGGTTGACACACAGACGGTTGCCAAGGCTGCCGATCTTGTGGCAAACGATTATGTAACATTCAAGGCTGCTGATCTTGCTGTTACTGCCGGAACCCCTTTAACTGGTGGTACAAATGGCACGGTTGACGGCACAGCACATCAGGCTTACTTGGATAAAATCGAATCATACACCTACAACACTATGGGCGTTGTGGTTACTGATGATATTACCAAGAAGTTATATGTGGCTTTCAACAAGCGTTTGCGTGATGAACTTGGTATCAAGTTCCAGTTGGTTGTTTATAACCTGTCTGCTGATTATATGGGCGTTATCAGTGTGAAGAACAAGGTAACAGATACAGGATGGTCAGAAGCAGCACTTGTGTACTGGGTAACTGGTGCAGAAAGCGGTTGTGCGGTCAATAAGTCTTGTCAGAACAAGAAATATGACGGCGGTTTCACCGTTGATACCAATTACACACAGAATGAGTTAAAAGCAGCAATCAAGGCGGGTGAGTTCACTTTTCATAAGGTCAACGGCGTTGTCCGTGTGCTTGAAGATATTAACTCTATGGTGACCACTTCGGACACTTGCGGGGATGTATTCAAGGACAATCAGACGATCAGAGTTATTGACCAGTTAGGAAATGATGATGCAGTTCTTTTCAACACTAAGTATCTTGGTGTTGTTCCAAACAATGCATCAGGCAGAACTTCCCTTTGGTCTGACTTGGTGAAAATCCGTACACAGTTACAGGAACTTGGTGCTATTGAAGGGTTCACTGATTCTGATGTTACGGTTGCACAGGGCGATTCCAAAAAGGCGGTTGTGATTACATCAGCAATCACCGTTGTGAACGCTATGGGTAAACTCTATGAAACAGTTACGGTTGCGTAAGAAAGGGGTGAAATAAAATGCCGAATGTAACAATGAAAGCAAGGGACACTATTGCAGCAAAACTTGCTGAATGTTTTATCACAATCGGAAGTAGAAGATACAACTTCATGCAGATGATTGATATGGAAGCAAAGGTTGAGAAAACCAAGACTACTGTTCCCCGCCTTGGTGCAATCATGGCGGGTCATAAGTCATGTGGTATGGAAGGTACTTTTTCCGGCACGGCACACTATAACCAGTCAGTTCTTCGTCAGGCATTACTTGACTATAAGAACACTGGTGAAGATGTGTATTTTGAAATGCAGATCACCAATGATGACCCAACCAGTGATGCGGGCAGACAGACGATCATTTTCTATGACTGCAACACTGACGGCGGTGTGTTAGCAAAATTTGATGCTGACGGGGAATACCTTGATGAAGAGATTGAAGGAACATTTGAGGACTTCTCAATGCCTGAATCTTTTGCAAACCTCACGGGTTTTCTTACTAACTAAGTAACAGAACCCCTTGTGTGGCTTTTATATAAGGTCATATAAGGGGTTTTTTCTATTCTTTGATAAACAGAAGGGAGAACAACAAAATGTCAAAATTCAGTCGATTTATGAAAGCGAACAAAATCGCAAAGCCAAATGAAAAATATGCACCTACAACCACATTACAGGATGAAAACGGTAAACCGCTGAAATGGGAGTTCAAACAGATTACTTCCAAGGAAAATGAAGCGTTGCGTGATTCCTGTACCATTGAAGTCCCGGTTAAGGGTAAGCCGAACCTTTACAGACCGAAAGTAAAAACTGCTGAATACCTTGCAAAGATGATTGTGGCATCCACTGTATACCCTGACCTTTACGATAAGGAATTACAGGATTCATACGGTGTTATGACCCCGGAAGAACTTCTTTATGCAATGGTTGACAATGCCGGAGAATATCAGGACTTCACAATGTGGATGCAGAAGTTTCAGGGATTTACCAAGAACCTTGATGACAAGGTGGATGAAGCAAAAAACTAATTGAAGAAGGGGATGGTGAAGCAAATTATGCTTACTATGCCCTTCTAAAACTTCACATTCTTCCATCAGTGTTCTTAGATATGGATGAACAGGAAAAAGCCTTTGTGATTGCTTCAATCGAGTTGAAAGCAGAGCATGACAAGAAGGAAAAGAAAAAAGCAGAAGCAAGGGCAAAGAAAAAACACTAAGAAAGGACGGTGAAACAGGTGTCATCTATTCAGACAGGTATTGAACTTAATGACCAATTCAGCGGAGTGTTGAACAACATCATCAGTTCAGTGAACCTTGCCGTGTCTGCAATGTATGATATGCAGCAGTCAATGAACGCTGACATTGATACAAGCAGCCTTGAAGGGGCAAGGGATGAAATCAATCAGGCAACTGCTGCCATTGAAGCAATGAATCAAGCAGCAAGCCAACAGATCGCACCTAATATTGCACCGCCTGTTGTGGATGGGGGAAACGGTCAGGTTATAAACGTGGATGTAAACCCGGTACTTCCTGACCCTTTGGTTGAAAATCCTGAACCAATCAGACCTGAAATTCAGCCAAACGCACCGCCTGACCCTGAACCCGTAGAAATCCCGGTCACATGGAACACTGACGGGATGGATGTGTTCACAGGAACAGGTGTTGAACGATTTCAGCAAGAAGTTCAGAGTGCAAACGATATGTTGAACACACTGAACACCACACAGGCAAGGATTTCACAGACCGCACAGGGAATGGATATACTGCCGGATGCAGCAGTTCAGGATATGAACACCATGCAACAGCGGTTATCTGCAATTCAACAGCGGATTCAGCAGATTGAGAACAACCCGGTAAATGTTGGGGCAGACAATGCAAATGCAGAACTGGAACAGTTGCGTATGCAGTTGAATCAGGCTATTCAGGAACAAAATTCACTGAATCAGGCAATGCAGAACATGGATGTTTCTGCTGCCAATGATGCCTATTTGCGTTTGTCACAGACCGCTGGCAACACAGAAAGGTACATCCGTGACAATGTGGATGAACAGGGGCGTTTCAATCAGGAAATTTCAGCCGGAACGCAACAGGCAAATGAACTGACCAATACCATCAAACGGGCAGTTGCAGCCTATGTCAGTATTCAGTCAGTTGGGAAAGCACTGAACATTTCAGACGAACTTGTTCAGACAACATCCCGTTTGAACATGATGAATGACGGGGTTCAGACAACCGCTGAACTTGTCAACATGGTATATGCAGCAGCACAGGATGCAAGGGGTTCATTCAGTCAGATGGCTGATGTTGTTGCCCGTTTCGGTAACAACGCAAAGGATGCGTTCAGCAGTTCAGAAGAAGTTGTTGCTTTTGCTGATCTGATTCAAAAGCAGATGACGATTGCCGGGGCAAGCACCCAAGAAGCAGCAAACGCAGAATTGCAGTTATCACAGGCACTTGGTTCAGGTGTCCTTCGTGGTGATGAATTGAACAGTATCTTTGAACAAGCACCTAACCTGATTCAGAACATTGCGGACTATCTTGATGTTCCAATCGGTAAGATCAGGGAAATGGCAGCGGATGGGGAACTTTCCGCTGATGTAGTTAAGGCAGCAATCTTTTCTGCTGCTGATGACATTAACAGCAAATTCAATGAAATGCCTATGACTTGGGGGCAGATGTGGCAGTCAATGCAGAACACCGCACTGATTGCATTTCAGCCTGTTCTTCAAAGACTGAACGATTTAGCCAATAGTGAAGCATTTCAGACTTTCATTCAGGGTGCTATTGAAGCAATGGCAACCCTTGCGAATATCCTTCTGAATGTGTTTGATTTGGCGGTGTCAATCGGTACTTTCATAGGTGATAACTGGTCAATCATTGCACCTATCGTATACGGCATTGTGGCAGCACTCACAGCATACATTGCTATTTCTGCAATCGTGGCAGCAATTAACGGTGTCATGGCAATAGCAGAAGGTGTCAAGGCTGCTGCTCAAATGATGGCAACAGGTGTAACATTCGCAGAAACCGCAGCACAGCAAGGTCTTAACGCTGCATTGATGGCTTGTCCTTTAACTTGGATTATCATGCTGATTCTTGCGTTGATCGTGGTTATTTTTGCCGTATGTAATGCGATTGCAAAAATGACAGGTATTGCAAATTCAGGGTTCGGTGTGATTACTGGTGGTGTGAACGTGGTGATTCAGTTCTTCAAGAACTTGGGTCTAACAGTGGCAAACATTGCCTTGGGTATTGGAAACGCCATTGCAGCACTTGCATCCAATATGATGACGGCATTTCACAATGCAATCTGTTCTGTTCAGTCATGGTTTTACAACCTGTTAAGCACGGCACTTTCAGTCATTGAGGGTATTTGTTCAGCACTGAATAAGTTACCGTTTGTTGAATTTGACTATTCAGGCATTTCATCCGCAGCGGATGACTATGCAGCCAAAGCAAGTGAAGCAGCCGGAAACAAAGAAGATTACCAGTCAATCAGTGATGCGTTCAATGAAGGTTTTACAACCTTTGATGCATTTCAGGACGGTTGGGCATCAGATGCGTTCAATGCGGGTGCAGCATGGGGTGACGGTATTGCTGATAAGGTTTCAAACTTTAGTCTGTCGGATGTATTTGGTCAGACAGATATTCCTAATGTGGGTGATTACACATCAGGGTTCAATGATGCAATAGCAAATTCAGGCGTGGGTGACAGCATTGGAAACATTGACGATAACACAGGCAAAATCAAGGATTCTTTGGAAGTATCAGAAGAAGATTTGAAGTATTTGCGTGATATTGCAGAACAAGAAGCAATTAACAGATTCACAACCGCTGAAATCAATGTTGATATGTCAGGTATGCAGAACACAGTGAACAGCGGTGATGACATTGATGGTTTTATGACCAAACTGACAGATTCAGTCAATGAAGCGGTAGACAATATGACGGAAGGGGTGCATGAATAAATGGCAAGAAGCGGATATGATATGTATTTTGACAAATGCCTTTTTCCTGTCACCCCTGAAAAAATCAGTATCAAAATCAATGGTAATAACAAAACGGTCAACCTGATAAATGAAGGTGAAATCAATATCCTGAAAAAAGCCGGGTTGACCGACATTGAATTTGAAGCAGAAATCCCGCAAGTAAAACATCCTTATGCGGTGTATAAGAATGGTTTCAAAGAAGCGGGATATTTCTTTGATATTTTTGAAGGGTTGAAAACAGGCAAAAAGACATTCCAGTTCATTGTGTGCAGAAAGACCCCGGTGGGGAAAAAACTGCTGAACACGAACATGAAGGTATCTTTGGAAGATTACAAAATTTCAGAGGATGCCAAGAACGGGTTTGACTTCAAAGTCAAGTTCAATCTGAAACAGTACCGGGACTATGGAACAAAGACAGTCAACATCAAAATTGCTGCATCCAAGCCAAAGGCAAGTGCAGAGCCTAAGCGGGAAACCAACAATTCACCCGCCCCGGCAGCAGCACAGACCTATACGGTTGTGCGTGGTGATTGCCTATGGAAAATAGCTAAACGGTTTTATGGCAGCGGTGCAAAATACACCGTGATCTACAACGCAAACAGGGGTGTCATTGGTGGCAACCCTAACTTAATCTATCCGGGACAGGTTTTGACCATTCCGGCAGCATAAGAAAGGGGTGTTGTTCAATGTACGTTGAACTACTGGTTGGGAATGAATCAGGAACAAAAGTATATCAGCCTGTTGTTCAGGAAGGTATTGAATGGTCAACAGAAAGAAAAAACACCCCCGGCAAACTGGTTTTCAAAGTCCTGTATGACAACATTCTTGATTTTTCAGAAGGTAGTCCAGTCAGGATGAAGGTGGACGGTGACAATGTATTCTTTGGTTTTGTGTTCAAGCAGCAGAGAACCAAGGACAAAATCATTACTGTCACCGCCTACGATCAGTTGAGGTACTTAAAAAATAAAGATACCAAGGTCTATGAAGGAAAGACGGCAAACCAATTTGTGAAAATGATTGCAGATGATTATGCCCTGAACCTTGGCACACTGGATGATACCGGGTATGTCATTGAATCAAGGGTTGAAGAAAATACTTCACTGTTTGAAATGATAGCAAATGCCCTTGACCTGACACTGACCAATACCGGGGAAATGTATGTGTTATATGATGACTTTGGGAAACTTACCCTGAAAAGCCTGTCATCTATGTATGTGGGTGTTCCGGGGGCGTACCTGATGATTGATGAAGAAACCGGGCAAAACTTTGACTATACTTCATCCATTGATGAAAACACATATAACAAAATCAAACTGACCTATGATAACAAGGACACGGGAAAGCGTGATGTTTACATCACACAGGATTCTTCCAACATTAACAAGTGGGGTATCTTACAGTATTTTGACACCTTGCAGAAAGGTGAAAACGGTCAGGCAAAAGCAGATGCCCTTTTGAAACTGTATAACAAAAAGACCCGTAACCTGAAAATTACCAACGCTTTAGGTGACAACAGAGTACGGGCGGGTTCAATGGTTGTCATCAACCTTGACCTTGGTGATGTAAAACTGAAAAACTGGATGCTTGTTGAAAAATGCAAGCATACCTACAAGGAAGGTGAACATTGGATGGATTTGACACTTAGAGGGGGTGAATTTGTTGCCTGATGCAAATGAACTTGTTAATACCCTGAAAAGGGCAGCCGTTGAAGCGGTTGAAGCGGGTAAACCCGTAAATGTATATTTTGGTGAAGTTGTGAGTGCTTCACCGCTGAAAATCAATGTTGAACAGAAGATGATACTGGGTGAAAAACAGTTGATTCTTTCAAGAAATGTGACAGATTTCAGCACAATGGTAACAGTTGACTGGACTTCTGAAAGCAGTCTTTCCACCCACAACCACACTGTAAAAGGTGACAATGGCAGCGGTGGCAACATTGACTTGAACACAGGGTCAAAGAACCTTGCACATACTCACAAAATTACAGGAAAAAAGAAGATCATCATTCACAATGGCTTGGCGGTTGGTGATGAAGTTATCCTGATAAGACAGCAAGAAGGTCAACGCTTCATTGTTGTGGATAGGATAGGCAAATGATTCCTTCAACAGTTGGTTTTCTTGACCAAGATTTTGAAATTGAAACACAGCCAAGCCTAACTTATAAAATGGATTTAGACGGTGATTCAGTCAGGGGTCTTGTGGATGAACAGGATGCCATGAAGCAGATGATTTTCAGAACACTGCAAACAGAAAGGTATCAGTACATCATATATCCGTGGTATTACGGCATTGAAACACTTGACCTGTATGGTGAACCTGTCACTTGGGTTTGCCCTGAATTAGAACGCAGAATCAGTGAAGCGTTAGCCGTTGATGAAAGAATCACGGGCGTGACCGACTTTGAATTTGACCTGACGGTCAAAGGTGTGGTTCATGCCTATTTTACCGTAAAAACAATTTACGGTGATATTAAAGCAGAGAAGGGGGTGAAGATTTAGAATGTATGAAGATCAGACTTATGACATTATCCTTGAAAGGATGATGAACCGGGTATCTGACAAAATTGACAAAAGACCGTCATCCCCTGTTTACGATCTGCATAGTTCAACAGCCATTGAATTTCAGATTTTATACATTGAGTTGGAATATCTGATAAAAAATTCATACGGTGATACTGCTGCAAGGGAATTTCTGATCTTGCTTGCAAAGGACAGGGGACTTTCACCTGAACCCGCAACCAAGGCAATCTTACAGGGTGAGTTCACACCAACAAACATTGATGTTACTGGAAAGCGTTTCAACATTGGTGAAATCAACTATGTTGTGACTGAACAGATCACACCGGGAACATACAAGGTTCAGTGTGAAACAGAAGGTGTTGTTGGCAATCAGTACCTTGGGGATATGATACCAATGGAATATATTGACGGATTGCAGACGGCAAGCCTGACAAGCGTACTTATTCCCGGTGAAGATGAAGAAGATACAGAAGTTTTCAGACAGCGTTACTTTGACAGCTTCAATGAACAGTCCTTTGGTGGCAACCACGCTGATTATATGGCAAAGGTCAAAAGTATTGAAGGTGTTGGGGCATGTAAGGTCAAGCGTGTTTGGAATGGTGACATTAGACCCGCTGACATGATCGTCAGTACAGTGGTCAAGAACTGGTATGAATCAATCATTTCAACAGTTCCGGCAGCAGTCAAACCGTGGCTTGATGCCGTATATAATGCAGCCAAGGACAAGAAACTGACGGTTGGTGGTACTGTTCATGTAGTCATCACTGATTCTGATGATTATGGTGAAGCAAGTTCAACACTTGTTCAATATGTTCAGCAGACACTTGACCCGGAAGAAACTGCCGGGGAAGGTTACGGACTTGCACCAATCGGTCATGTGGTCAGTGTAGCAAGTGCATCACCTGTCAGTATTGAGGTCAAGACCACGGTAACCTTTGAAGAAGGTCACAACTGGTCAAATACCAAGGCAGCCATTGCAGAAGTGGTTGATGCGTACTTCTTGGAATTAAGAAAGAACTGGTCAGAAACATCACAAACCATTGTCAGGGTATCGCAGATTGAAAACCGCATCCTTGGTGTTGATGGCGTGGTGGATGTGACCGGGACAAAGCTGAACGGCACGGCAAGCAATATGACCTTGACAGAATTTTGCATACCAAAGTTAGGGGGTGTTTCTGCATGATAAGAGAAGTTGACCTTGTTTCATACTTACCGCCATTCATGCAGAGTTACAAAGAACCCGTTGCAGCGCTTGAAGCGGAAAACCCTGAATTTAGCCTGATGTGGTCGGCAACTGACAGGTGTTTGCGTAACCGCTTCATTTCAACCGCTGATGAATATGGAATCAGCAGATTTGAAAAGATGCTGAAAATATACCCAACTGCTGATGATACCCTTGAATCAAGGCGTTCAAGGGTTCAAAGCAAGTGGTTTAACACAATCCCGTACACTTGGAAAGTGTTGCTTCAAAAGTTGCTTGTCCTTTGTGGTGACAGTGATTTTGAAGTGACTGGTGATTTCAAGACCGGGTACACACTGTATATTGACACTGACCTTGAATTATATGGTCAGGTGGAAGAACTGGAAAATATCATAAACACAATGATTCCTGAAAATCTTGTGGTTGTATCTAAGAACAGCATCCCTTGTAACATCAAAGGTGCTGTTCTTTTTGGTGGTGGCATCTGCTTCATCAATGAATTTATCATCACAAACGATTTCCGGGAAGTGTTTGATGTGAACGGTTCATCAGTCTTTGGTGGTGGAATCGTTCAGACTGAAATGCTGAACATCACAAATGACAGTCAGGAAACAGTGAGTGTTCAGGGTACAGTGAACTTTGGTGGTAAGGCAACAGATACCGCAATGGTAACCATTTCAACAGATTTTAATGAAACAATCCGGGCAGATATGGATGCAAAGGCAGCATCCGGCGTTGTTCAGGTAGACTTCATTGAGATAAAAACAACATAGAAAGGAATGATAAGATGGCAGAGTATTCAAAACTTTACATCACAAACAATGGTCAGGCACTTATGGCAAAGATGATTGCCGGGTCAGGAAACATTGATTTTACAAAAGTATGTTCTTCCAGTACCCAGTACACAGAAAGTCAGTTACAAGCATTGACCGCACTTAGCAACATCAAGCAGACAACCCTTGTTTCCAAGGTTACCCGCACAAATGAGGTTGCAATCAAAATTGATGCAGCATATTCCAACGTAGACCTGAAAGAAGGTTACTATATGCGTACACTTGGCTTATATGCCGTTGACCCTGACAAGGGTGAAATCCTGTATGCAGTCTGCATTGAAAAGTCAAATAACTGTTATATGCCACCATATAACGGTGTTACGGTATCGGCTGCATACTTACAGTTATATACCACAGTAGGAAACGCTGACAACGTATCACTTGCGGTCAGTCCGGGTGCGTATGCAACGATTGGTGACATTCAGGCACTTGAAAAAGAAATTGCTGATCTGAAAGCCTTTGTTGGATATTCAGACGGTGACATTTATGGTGTTGAAGTGGATTTTGAAAATAAAAAGTTCACAAGACTTGCCGGGGCAGTAAACCGTTCAGCGGGTTCAGGATTTGACGGAATCAATGCCTTTGGTGGCAGAAAGCGTTGCAACCTTACCAATGACGGGCGTGTTGCTGCATATTACGGTGAAGCCGGATTTTCCACTACTGGAAAACTGACACAGGCGGTTGACCGTAACCCGGTAGGTGCTGAATCACCTGATGAAAACCTGAAATTCAGTGCCGGGACAATCGTTCAGGTAATGGTTGAACAGCCAAAGTTTTATTACAAGGTTGTACCGCTTAAAACTGAAAAGAGAACCAAGGGGGCAATCACAAGAAAAATCAGATACTATGTATCAGATACACCAAAGGCGGGATTCAAACTTCATCCGGCGTTCATTGTAAATGGTCAGGAAAATGATGTTGCATATCTTGCAGCCTTTGAAGGTTCACTTTGGGATGCATCTGCATCAGCGTACATTCTTGATGATTCACAGGTTGCTGACTTTGCTGCTGATATGTTATGCAGTATTGCCAATGCAAAACCGCTTTCAGGACTTACACAGAACGCAACCCGTGCCAATATCAGAAAACTTGCTGAAAAACGTGGTACTGGTTGGGAACAGGGTGTTGTTCAGACGGCATCCGCTTCACAGATGCTTATGCTGATTGAATATGCAACCTTCAACATGCAGTCTGTTATTGGTAACGGTGCAGTTTCAAAGACTGATGACGGTAAAACATCCATGACAGAAAATACAGGTGCAACAATCACCCTTGGTAATGCATCAGGTTCAGTTGTCAATGCTAACGGTATTCAGATTGTGTCATACCGTGGTGAAGAAAACTTTTGGGGCAACATTTGGTGGTGGATTGATGGAATCAATCACTATGCGAATGCAACCACAGGTGAGTGTAAAACCTATGTTGCAGATCATGGTTTTGCTGATGACATTAAGGCAGCACCTTATGAAGATACAGGAATGACCGCAAAGTATGGAAACGGTTATATTTCCGCTTTCTGCTATTCAGAAGATTTTGATTGGTTGTTCTTACCGGGTGAGTTCAACGGAAACACTGCACTTCCTGTTGGCGATTACTGTTGGAATCAGAACGGTACTGGTTGGCGTGTCGCTGTATTGGGTGCTAGTTGGGGTAGTGGCTTGGCTGCCGGTGCTTTCTGTTGGTATCTGAGTAATGCTTCTTCTTATCGGTATCGGACTATCGGCGGTCGGTTGGTGTATCGAAAAAAGGTAGCAGCATAACAGGCAACCAGTAATTCACACAATTTTAGGTAATCAGGATGCTAAGGATGACGATTTTCAAGCAGAAAGACAATAAAAAGACAAAAAACCAATGTCACTAAATTAGGTGCTAATTGGAATAATGGCTTGAATACCAGTGCTTTCTATTGGAATCTGAATAATGCTTCTTCTAATCGTAATCGGAATATCAGCAGTCAGTTAGTAAATGCACAAATATCACTTGAAACATCCCGTCAGAAATGGCGGGGTGTTCTTATAAATCAATGTACTGAAAACTGATTACCGTGCCACTTGGCAAAACATCAAAATACATGGGCTGTATTAGTAGACTGTCACCTGACGGGTTGAAAGTTCGGTTCAGTGCATACAGAAGGGAACAGACAAGCGTGAAACGGTATGGCAATCTTTATGAAAAAATCTGTTCAATGGATAACCTGTATCTTGCGTTTCAACACGCAAAGAAAGGCAAAGGATGGTACAAGGAAGTTCAGCAGATTGAGAAAAGACCATATTACTATTTGGCGGGTCTGCAATGGATGCTTCAAAACCATTTATACAAAACTTCGGAATATGCCACTTTTACGAAAAAGGACGGCAAGAAGGAACGGGAAATATACAAACTTCCATTCTTCCCTGACAGAATTGCACAATGGGCGGTTTTACAGGTGATTGAACCGCAGTTATTAGCGTATTTCACTGATGATACATACAGTGCAATACCAAACAAGGGTATTCATGCAGCATACAAGAAGTTACGGTTGGCGGTTGATACCGTGCCGGAAGAAATGATCTATTGCTTGAAAATAGACTGCAAGAAATTTTACCCTTCCATTGACCACGAAACACTAAAACAGAAGTTCAGACGGAAGTACAAAGACCCTGAACTGCTTGAACTGATTGATGAAGTAATTGATTCAATCAGCACTTGTCCGGCAACGGATGAAAACATTGAATTTTATCGGTCTTGTGGTAATGAAATCAAGATAGTGAAGGTAAACGGCAAGGACTTCATTGAAGGTGTCGGTATTCCAATAGGGAATTACTTTTCACAGTATGACGGGAATTTCTTCTTGTCAGGTTTTGACCACTGGATAAAAGAAGTAAAGCGGGTAAAACATTATTACCGTTATATGGATGATATTTGTATTTTTGCAAGAACCAAAGAAGAACTGCATCAGTTACTTGCAGAAATCAATGAATATTTCATACAGAATTTGAAATTAAGAATAAAAGGCAACTATCAGATATTCCCTTCGTTCATCCGGGGTATTGATTTTGTAGGGTACAGGATTTTCTTGAAAGATACCCTTCTTAGAAAATCCACCTGTCAGGAATTTGAACGGAAAATGACCGCAATCAGGAAGAAGATTGAAAGCGGTCAGGAAATGAACTATTCAGAATGGTGTGCAATCAATTCCTATAAGGGTTGGTTGAAATATTGTGATAGCAGCCGATTGTCTGAAAAATATATTGAACCAATTCAGCCTTATGCTGATAGGTACTATAAAGATCATATCAAGAAAGGTGGTAAAAAGCATGAAAGAGTACGGAAAAGTACGCAGTACAAAGCAGCCTGAACAGAAGGTCATTGATGACTATTCAGTTTGGATTGCAGAGAACATCACCCCGGTCACAGAAGCCGGGACAGATGAACAGCCGGGGTTCACTGGTTATGAATATGACCTGACCCAGTACACCAAGGATGAATACATCAAAATGATTGATGACAGGAACGCATCTTTGGAAGATCAGATGACACAGGCACAGGAAGCCATGTGTGAAATCTATGAAATGATGGCATAAGGAAGGGGTGAGAATATGGCAAACATTTATGCAGCACTTATCATCAAGGGTAAGAAGTCAATCAATGATGTTCCTGACAAGATCAGGGATGAAGTCAAACAGGTGCTTATTGATGAAGGACACCCGGAACTGGCAGAAGGTGGTAACTGATGTTGTTTCAGTTCATCATAAAAATTTTATTCAGAAAGGATGTGGAATCTATGGCAGTGATCTATGCAACCCTTATCATTAAGGGCAAGAAAACCTTTGCTGATGTACCTGAGAAAATCAAGGACAAAGTGAAGGAAGTTCTGATTGACCTTGATTGCCCTGAATTAGCAGAGTAATCAACAGACAAGGAAATTATCACAGGAACAAAAACAACCGCTATATGACCCTTATATGAGGTCATATAGCGGTTGTTTTTATGTTCAGAAAGGACAGAGAAAATGAAACAGACTATTTGCAGTGTATTAGGTGTGATTGGTTCAGCAATCGCATCTTTTTTTGGTGGTTGGGATGCGGGACTTGCAACCCTTCTGATCTTCATGGGTCTTGATTATATTTCAGGACTGATTGTTGCGGGGGTGTTCAAGAACAGTCCCAAGACAGACACAGGTTCACTTGAAAGCAAGGCGGGGTGGAAAGGTCTTTGCAGAAAGTGCATGACCTTGATTTTTGTACTGGTTGCGTACCGCCTTGATCTTGTCATTGGCACAAATTACATCAGGGATGCAGTAATTATTGCGTTCATTGCCAATGAAACAATTTCCCTTGTGGAAAATGCGGGGCTTATGGGTTTACCACTCCCGGAAGTCATCACCAAGGCTATTGATATTTTACAGAAAAAGACAGAAAGCGAGGACAAATAATATGATGAAGGGTATGGATATTTCAAAATGGCAAGGTGCAGTTGACTTTGCCAAGGTTGCAGCAAGTGGGATTCAGTTTGCAATCCTTCGTGAAGGTTATCGTCAGGCAGTAGATGGCAAGTTCTTTGAATATGTCAACGGATGCCGTGCCAATAATATTCCCGTCAAAGGTGTATATCATTTCAGTTATGCACTCAACACAGATCAGGCAAGGAATGAAGCAGCATTTTGTATTGCACAGGTTGAGAAAGCCGGACTTGGCAAGGACACAGTGATTTTTTATGATTTTGAATATGACACTGTAAAACAGGCAAAGGAAAAGGGTGTCAACCTTGGTAAGAATGAATGTGTTGCTTTCACAAAAGCATTTTGTGAGTATGTAACCAGTCACGGGTACAAGGCAGGTATTTATTCCAATATTGACTACCACAAGAATATGTATACTGATGAACTGATTTCACAGTATATTTACTGGTTGGCTGATTATACTGGTGATCCTGATTATCCTTGTATGTTCCATCAGTACACAAGCAAGGGTTCTGTTGATGGTATTGCCGGAAATGTAGACCTTGATTATTTCTATGGTGATGCTGCACAGCCTGAATCACCTAAGAAGTCAGTGGATGAAGTCGCACAGGATGTTGTCAACGGCAAGTACGGCAATGGTGCTGATCGTAAAGCAGCACTTGAAGCAGCCGGATATAACTATGATGAGGTTCAGGCAAAGGTCAATGAGATTTTAGGGGTAGACGCTACACCAAAGAAATCTGTTGATGAAATTGCACAGGAAGTCATCAACGGTGCTTGGGGTAACGGTCAGGACAGAAAGAACCGCATTGAACAGGCGGGTTATGATTACACCGCAGTTCAGAACAAGGTCAATGAACTTTGCGGAACACCTAAGAAATCCATTGATGAAATTGCAAGGGCAGTCATCCGTGGTGAGTATGGAAACGGTGCTGATCGTAAGAACAGAATCACCGCAGAAGGTTATGATTATGCAGCAGTACAGGCAAGGGTCAATGACCTGATGTAATCTGTTACTAATTTGTTACTAAATAGCGGGATTTTGTGAGATTTGCGGAGATATTCAAAACTGAACTTTTCAGCAAATACGGGCAAAAAGCGGGGTGTTATATCAATGAAATTTATGATATAATGTTATTAAATCTATTGATCGCGAAATAGATTGCCAGGATAGAAATATCTTTGTA